GGTGCGGCGATCGGGTCGCAGTAGGTGCCCTGGTACAGGCCGTTGGTCGTGATGACCTCGGCGGCCCTGCGGAATACTTCGGCGATTGCGTCGCCGGTACTCTGCTTCATGGTTCCTCTTCTCTCTGCTAGATGAGGTGCCGTGGGGTCGTCCCGGGGCTGGCGTTTCGGGGCGGCCCCTTTTGCGATCAGCTGGCGCGGCGGGCGCTGCGGGCGGGCAGCGGGCGCAGGTTCGCTAGCGGGTGGGCGCCCGGGGTGGGCGCGGGGACGATGGCCAAAGGGCCGGTCGTCGGCTCGTGGTGGTGCATCTGGTCGATGCGCTCCAGGTCTGCCTCGGAGAAGGTGACGACGCGTCCCTTCTTCGTGTGCGGCAGGCGCTTGATGTGCCGGCGGAGCCACGACTCCTCGACGCGCAGCTCGGCTGCGGCCTCGGCGTACGTGTAGCGGTGGGTCATGCCGTCACCGCCAGTGCCGGCCGGGCCGTGCTGGTCTCGGCGCGCTCCATCGGGATGAAGAGGACGAGGACGTCGACGCCGATGACGGCGGCGATGCGTCGGGCCGACTCTTCAGCGACCGATTCCTGGTCTCCCGTGAGGAGGTTGCCGATCGTGCCGTGCGGGACTCCGACCTTGGCGGCGAGCACTCGAACGCTGACGGCGGCACCGGTTCCGGTGCGCTGCATCAGGGTGCGCAGGAGGTCTGCGCTGACGAGCTTGTAGAGCGGGGCAGGTGTGTTCACGTCCACCTCGTGCGACGGGTCATTGCACTGCTTGGATGACCTGAGCATTGCACAGCTTGGACGGATCGTCCAGCGGATTGGATGAGCGTGGCGATTCGGTCAACATGGCCACGTGCACTAGCGGCCGCCGCCCATTTGCATGGACACTCTGTCCAGCGCGCGCAATGACCCGCCCGCGCTACCAGGGGGGAAGCGACTCACGCCCCGTTGGTCACATGGACACCCCACAGCCCATGACATGACACGGAGTGGCAGGATGAGCCTCATGGCGGCTGAGAAGGGCGTGCCTTCGCCCACCGAGCGATACCCATTTGGGGAGCTGGTCCTCGAGCGGAAGACTGCGCTGCGCCTGAGCTACGAGACGCTGGCGGAGCGCTGCATCGACCCCGAAACCGGGGAGCAGACCGTGAAGGGCAGCTGGCTCCACCGCGCGGCGACCTTCCAGAACGTCATCCCGCCCGATCCGCCGGCCCTTCGCGGTATGGCTGCGGGATTCGAGATCCCGTTGCGCGCGATCCAAGAGGCCGCAGCCGCGCAGTTCTTCGGTATGGATGCCGTTTACAGCCCCGACGGTGAGGTCCGGGCGATGGTTCATCACCTTGAGGAGATGAGCCCCGAGGATCGCCGGAGGATCAACGCGTTGATCGAGGCGTATCGGCAGGGGTGACGCGCCCTACCCGCTTCCCACCCTGAGTAACCCGCTCGAACCACCTAGTGAAAACCCCCAGGCGGGATGCATGATGGTCATCCGCCTGGGGGGGTGGAAGTAGGCATTCCGCTGCATGTTCGATTCGAACTGACGTACGGTTCGAGAGCGGCAGCGGATCCAGAGGGGTGGCAATGCAGATGACGTACGAGGTGACTGAGGCCCGATACCGAGTCGCCGCCAACGAGGACGAGATCCCCCAGGGGCGGGTCGTCACCGTCAGAGATGAGCCCGGAGTCGCGACCGTGGTCGTACGGCCGGGCCACGCCAGCAATGCGCTGCTCGCTGACATCGAGGAGCAGCAACGGTCCATGCTCGCCCTCGGTCAGTGGCTGCGGCTCGCGCCCGGCGACGAACCGGAGCCCGGCCAGGACCGAGTGACCGAAGCCCGGTGGGAGATCGCGCCCGCCGGAGCTCTGCCCGACAACATCTTGTGCATGCCCATCGAGGAGCGTGGCTGGCACGTGTGGCTCATCCGGCCCGGGGAGGCCAGCGAGCAGCTCGTCGCCGAGATGAGCGAGCTGCTCACCGCCATGGTGCGCGCCGGGGTCTGGGTGCAGAAGTGGGACGGGCCGTGACCCGCCCCACCCCGCGCTAGCCTGCCCGTACGACTTCGAAGGCCGCCCTGGGTGCCGGCACACCCATGGCGGCCTCGACGGCGGCCGTGATGTCGTCGTCAAGGGTCCGCTCGAGGTGCCCGTACCGGTCGACCGTGGTCTGAATCGACTCGTGCCCCAGCCGGATCTGGATAGCGGGCAGCGGGATGCGCGCAGCGATGAGCCAAGAGACGTGCGTGTGCCGCAGGTCATGGATCCGGGGACGCTTCGGCAGGCCCTTCTCGACGGCTGCCTTCACCGCGGGCATCCACTTGCGGTTGTAGTAGTTCGCGTGCCGCCACGGGCCACCCATGGCCGCACGGAACACGAAGTCGTCCGGCTTGCGGCCGGCCACCAGGCGCCGCGCCATGTCGACCTGCGCGGGGGACAGGCCCAGGAGACGGCGGGCCTTCTTCGTCTTCGGCGGGCCGAGGTAGAACGCCTTCTCGCTGCCCTTCTTCGCCTTCTTCCACGCGCGCTGGACGTTGACGGTGGGCCGGTCGGCGGTCAGGGCCAGGTCGCCCACCTTCAGGGCGGTGGCCTCGCTGAAACGCATGCCGGTGCCGACAAGCCAGTCCGCCAGGTCCCGGGCGTCCGGGTCGGTGATCTCCTGGGCGATGCGGGCGTACTCGTCACGCTCGAGGAACGTCATGTCGTCCTCGATGTTGTCGTCCACGCGCGGCAGGTCCGTGCGCGTGCAGCAGTTCTTGGCGCGCAGCTGCGGCTCGGCGTCCACGGCGGCCTGCACGACGCAGTACAGCAACCCGTGGCGGTTGCGGATGGACTTCGGATCGGCCGGCCTACGCTTCCACTTCTCCGGGTCGCCCTCGTCGGGAAGCCCGTCCTGCTCGCGGCGGACCCAGTCGGTGACGTCGTCCTGGCTGAGGTTGCAGATGGTGGCCGGGACCTCGAGTCCGTCGGTGCGGGTGTGGACGAGGTGGGAGAGGTGGAGGCGGATCTCACGGTGGTAGTCGTCGCGGGTGCGGTGGTCGATGCCGGTGAGGCGGTCGACGTAGCGTGTGGCCCACTTCACGAGGGACATGTCGCCGGGCTGCTCGTCGGGTTCGACGAAGCCCATGCCGCGGATCCAGCCGTGGGGCCACTGGCCGCCGTGCGCTTCGACGAGGGCTTTGAACTGGTCGGCGGCGGGGCGCTCGGCGAACTTCTCCGACTGCCATTCGCCGTCCTGGCGCCACTTCACCTGGAAGGTGCTGCTGCCGTCCTTCTTGGGTCGTTCCACGATGCTCGCCATGGGCAGACGATACGACCGGTGCAGGGGCCCTGTGTTCCCATCGTGTTCCCAAAGTTCTGGGCATGAAGAAGGCCCGGCCTGTTTGCGCAGGCCGGGCCTTGATCGATCAGGGTGAGTAACGGGACTCGAACCAGTTTTTTGACCCACTTGTGACCTGCGGTGATCCCTGAAATCGGGACATTCGGGCGTCTTTCGGTGTCGCTCAATGACGCTCGGTGCAGCAAAGCGCGGGCGAATGTGGGCCCGTGTTCCCGTGGGAACAGGCGGGAACGAAGATCGCGCACACCACCCAGCAGGTGAGTAGAACTCGCCCTGACCGAGACACCCGGGAACAACGACGCCCCCACCCGAAGGCAGGGGCGCCGCCGACCACTCCGAACGCCTGGGGGGAGGGACCGGAGGGCCGGGTCTATGGGGTCTGGTAATGCGTTGGGGCAGGTACCCGCCCCCTCATGATCCAACCTTTTACGGTGCACCGTAAAGACAACCCGATCACGATCCGGCGAGCGTGGGCAGGTGCACCACCAGCCGATGCCCCTCGACCGCGTCCTCGCCAGACGCAGGGCCATCGGCGACCGGATACGTGCAGCGCGCCTCGACGCGAACCTGTCCCAAGAGACGGTCGCCCTTCGCGCGGGCATCCGCATCGCGACGTACAGCAACATTGAGCAGGGCCACGCGTCGCCGAAGCTCGACACCCTCATCCGCGTCGCTGACGCGATCGGTGCCCCGCTCTCTGAACTTGTGGGGGAGTAGCCCCGGCCGGCCCCGGGCTGGGGACCGGCCGGGGAGCAGCGGCCCCGCTTTCGCCGTCGGGGGCCGCTTACCGGCCGAGGGGACAGTACCGAGCCCCCGGCCGGCGGTCAGGGGCAGGCGTAGACGTCGGCGCTCAGGTCGTGCGCGCCGTCGCGGCCCTCGGCCCGGCCGACGAGGACCGCGCCGACGGTGAGCCGCTTCCCGCAGGCGTAGCAGTTCCACCCGCGGCCCTGCCCCCACGTCAGCTCGGCGGCCGGTGGGATCGGGACGTCCCGGCACCGGCCGCGCCTGGTGGCGGGCGAGATCTCCACGGCGGTCACCACTGCGGATCGTTCCCGCTGTTCGTCCACCGGATCTGCCGGTAGCAGTGGAAGTGATCGCCCGTCGTGTGCGGCCCCTTGGTGCAGTGCAGCTGCATCTCCGGATGTTTGGCGAAGCACAGCGATGGGATCCTTACGGGCTTCACGCGGTCGAGGACGGGCGACCAGCGCCGCGGGCCCGTCATGACGCCCACTCGAGCGGCTTGAGACTGCGCTGCTCGCGGCACGGCGCGCAGGCGTACAGCAGCACGTCCGGGCCGGAGTTCCGCGGGGCGCTCTTGACCGGGAGGGCGGTCGACGAGGTGTCGCCGTGGTAGTGGCAGAAGTTCGACGGTCCCGCTTCGGCAGCCCCCGGGGGGCGGGTGTCTGAGTCCATACCTTGGACGGTAGACGCGGGTGTTTCTCAGGATCGGCCGTGTTTCTCGGTGTTTCTCACGCGGGCCTGGCCGTTTCCGGGTGTTGCTCAGGCAGGCAGCAGCGCACCGCGCGCACGGGCGATCAGGCGGTGCGCGGCTCGGCCGGTCACCGCACCGGCGGCGAGCGCATCCCACACCGTGGCGTACAGGGCCACGTCCTCCGAGGAGTCGAGCCACATTTCTGCGTGCCACGACTCGGCGATGACGAGCCGGTCATCGTGGATCCAGAAATCGTCACCCGCAGCCACCCGCACATCGGCCGTGAAGGGGATGATGCCGAGCTCCACCGTCGACAGGCCGTTCACGGACATCAGCCGGTCCAGCTGGTCGGCAAGGACGGCGGGGGAGCAGATACGGGTGTGCAGTGCGGCTTCTCCCATGAGGACTCTGTAGAGGCGGCCCGGCCGGTACAGCCCTTCCTGCCGCCGGAGCCTGGAGGCGACGCCGGCCTCTATGTCGCGGGCTACGCCGTGCAGCTCGGCGTACCGGCCCAGGACAGCGCGCGCGTACTCAGGCGTCTGGAACACGCCGGGCACGACGCTGCCGGAGTAGGCACGGTGCATGGTGGTCCTCTCGTGCTGTACGCCGATCGCGTCCTGGACGGCGCGGTGCCCGCCTGCCAGCTGGCGGCGCCAGGACCGGTACGTCGACTCCAGCCCGGCCAGCCGCCCGCGCAGCTCGGCGGCCGCCGTGGGCTGCCCGACGCCTGCGGCCCATGCGTCGAGGTCGGCGCCGGTCGCGGTCTGCTTCCCGTTCTCCAACTTGGAGATCTTCGACGGCGCCCACCCGCACTCGGCAGCCAGCGCCCGCACGGTCAGGCCGGCCTCGGTGCGCAGCTCGCGCAGCCGTGCACCGAGGGCGACCCGGGCCTGCTGGTAGTCGGTGCTCACATAGCGAAGCTACCCGGTGAACTGCCCGTATGGGATGGCATGGTGCCATGCCGCGTCGCGGGCCTGGCAGGCGGCGACGACGGCGGCCGGGTCGGTCGTCAGCTCCATTCGCCTGCTCGCGTCCGTCCAGTTGAAGCGGGCCAGGATGCGGGAGTCAAACAGCCAGAAGTCGAAGTCCGGCAGGCCGATCCGCTCGGCGTCCGTCCGCCGCAGATACCGGATGTCCTCCCCGGCGGCGAGGTTGTCAGGCGTGGTGGCCAGGAGGTAGCGCTGCCCGTCGCTCGGCGGCTCGTCGACCAGGCGCACGCGCTCGATGCGCTTCCCGGCGGCCGTCTGCGCGCGGGCGTTGACGAACCAGGGCCCGCCCTCGTCACGCGGCGGGTCGATCCCCTTGAGGAACTGCTGGTACTCCTCGGTGGCCTCGTCGGCCGCGTACTCCCGGCGGGTCTCCAGTCGCCACGCGGTGTGCTCGAATCCCTCCCGGAAGAAGTCGAGGATCTGGTGGGCGGGCACGACGTCCTGCAACGTCACTCCTTCGGCGCGAAGTTCACGAGGAGCGCGCGGTCGACGACGACCAGCGACTCACCCTCGAGCGGGTTCGCCATCTGCGCCAGGACTTCCGGGTCGGTGACCGTGTAGCCCTGCACCAGGATCTCCCCGGTGTCGACGTCCTCGTACAGCGTCGGGCACTCGCCCGTCTTGGAGTTCGTGCCCAGCATGCGCAGCTTGCGAGACATGGGTGTCCCCCTCTCGTGGCCCGGCCGAATGCCGGGAAGTGAACCGTAGTCCGGTGATCTAGAAACACGAAAGGTCGTCGGTTTCACGGGTATTGGCGGCGTTGCGGGTCCAGCGCCAGGGATAGCGGCGGGGACGGCTCATCGCTCGGCGGCGGTGCCCCGTCGCGGCGGCACACCAGGGCATCGGGGTCATCGGCAGGCGGCTGGAGGCTGTACCCGTCGGGGCATGCCGGTCCGGCCGGGCCGCGTTCGCCCTGCTCCCCCTGCGGGCCCTGCTCGCCTCGCTCACCCGGCGGACCTTGGGGCCCCTGCGGTCCTTCCGGTCCGGCCGGGCCCTGCTGTCCGTCGGCCCCAGGCTCGCCGTCCGTGCCGTCCTGGCCGGGCGTACCGTCTACGCCCGGCGCCCCGGACGGCCCCGTGTCCCCGGGCTCACCATCCTTGCCCGGTTCACCGGCCGGGCCCTGCGGCCCCGGGATCGGCACCGGCACCTCGGCCCGGTCTGGCAGATCCTCCACCGCACGCTCCGGATCCGGCGCGGCCGGCGTCTCCCCCTTCGCCTCGATCTGCGCCCGCAGTACCCGCACGTCACCGGCTAGCGTGCTGACGGCCGTGCCCCTTCGGTTCGCCTCGCTCGCCAGCTGCTGCGCGCGCTGGTCGGCAGCGTCGATCCGCAGCCACACCAGCACGATCGCCCCGGAGAGGACGGCCAGAGCAGCGGCGACAGCGAGGGGACGCCAGCGTCTGGCGAGTATCCCTTCTGCGCGGTGGGTGGGGGTCACGGTGTCGGCCCTCCTAGGGCGGCGATCTGTCGGTCGCGGGCGGCGAGTTCGGACTCGAGGTGTGCGATGCGGTTGATGAGCTCCGTCTTGTCGGCGCGCTCGCGGGCCAGTTCGGCGTACGCGGCGGTCAGTTTCTCCCGCAGGTCGGCGCGTTCCTCCTGCAACTCGTTGACCAGTCCGCCGTAGCCGGTCATGACCACGCCCTGGTGGTTGGCCCGGTTCTCACCGCGCTTCCCTATCCATGCGCCCATGGCCGCTGCGAGCCCGACGAGGATGGTGCCGACCGCGCCGAACGTCGCAGCGTCCACAGGTTCCTCCGGTTGTGCTGTGCTCAGCTGCTGATCGGGCTGCGCGGGGTGTGCCGTGCCTGGTATCCAGCCAGGAAGGTGAGGGCCGTGGGGACGAGGGCTATGACGATGGCCTGGAGCCACACCGGCAGCGGGCCGAGGAGGGTGCTGTCAGCGGCAACCACGTTGAGTACGGCGACGACGAGGCTCGCGAGGAAGGTGACCGAACTGGCGGCCTTGACCTTGGCTTCGACGGGCGGGGTAGTGGGCATGACGGTTCCTTTCAGTCCTTCAGCCGGGCGGCGAGGGTGTCGGCGATGGCTTGTGCCAGGGCCGGATGGGTGGCGACGGCCTGCGCGATCGCGGCGGTCTGCTCCGGGGTGACGCCTCCGAGTTCGAGACCTTTGGTCTGCTCGGCGGCCTGTTTGGCGTAGTTCGCGGCGTCGCGCTGGATCTGGTAGATGTCGCGCGGGTCAATGTCCTCGTTCTTCCAGGCGGCCGCGGCGCGGCCCACCTCGGCCTTGATCGTGCTAGCGATCCACCTCTTGTCGTCGTCGTTCAGGGGCATGTCGTCCTCCTCGGACTCGGTGGGGCGGGGTGCGCCGGTCTTGGCCCAGGCGTAGATCGGATCGCCGGGGCAGGTGGTGGCGTAGCCGTCGCGGTGTCCGCCGAGCCAGGTGCCGGCGGGGCCCTCGCTGCGGCAGTAGTCGATGGCGTCGCGGGCGCCGTGCAGCTGCGCGGTAGTCGGCCGAGTGAGGCCGGACGAGCCGACCATCAACAGGACTGCGTAGTCCTGGTTGTTCAGCGTGGTGCTGCCGTTCGCGGAGTTCCGGCGGCGCAGGCCGCGACCCTCGTACACGTAGCCGTGGGTGCAGACCAGGAAGCTGTAGCCGATGTCGGACCAGCCGTTGCCGTCCATGTGCTGCGCCTGGATCTGGCGGACGTAGGCGGCGCAGCGGTCGTGCGTGCGGTCGCTGTACGGGGTGCCGAGGTAGTGCAACTTCACGCCGCGGCGCTTCCCGGTGTACAGCGTCCCGCCGGACGGCTGCCGGTAGGCGCGGGCGCCCCACGCCGCGCGGCTGACGAGCTTGATGGCCATGAGGGTCCTTTCAGAGGAGCCGGATGTAGCGAGGGGCGATCAGGATGGAGCCGCCGAAACCCCACCGGCCGCCCGTCGTTGCGCCGCTGGTGCGCCTGGTCTGGATCTGGAGCTGGACTTGGCTGTCGTTCGCGTAGGCGGCGAGGGACAGATCCTGAGCGGCGAACTGATAGCTGTAGGTCGCGGCGACCGTGCCCGACATGGCCACGACCCCGTTCAGCAGCACCTGCCAGGCCCCGCCCGTGTTCACCAGCGGACTGCCGGCCTGGTCGCCGATGAACACCAGACCCACGCTGAGCGTCGCGGTGCGGGGGGCGAGGATCGTCTCCCACGCCGTCGTGAACGAGGTGTCGTCCATCGCGGGCATCCCCTGCACGGACGTCGGGAACACGGGCACCTCGTCGCGGACAGGCTGGGAGCGGCGCCGTAGCTGGGCGAGCTCCTCCTCCAGGCGGAGGACGCGCTGTGCGAGGTTCGGGGTCGATGCGTAGGCGGGCATGTCACACCGCCGCGCAGGTGAGGGTGACGCGCTCCGGGCCGGTGGACGGTTCGGCGTCGATGCCGATGATGCGGAGGACTCCCTCGCGGCCGTGGGGCATGCGGACGCTGGGGTCGATGACGAACAGCGCCTCGTCGCCGAGCTGGTAGCTGCCGTATGGCGGGTCGGCGTCGGCCTCGACGGTGAACGACGGTTGCACGCTCGCCTGCGAGCGGGCGTTGAGATCGGCGTTCGTCAGCGCCTGCAACGAGGTTGCGCTCGTGACGCCGTCGTACTTCGTCACCGCCTCCAACAGCGGCCAGCCGGAGGCCAGCAGGTCCGTTGCCTGCGCTGTACGGACGAGCGTGGATTCGCCGTCGCCCTCGCCGATGCCCGAAGTCTCGGTCGCCAGCTCAGTGCCGGGCTCCGGCCACGTGTAGTCCACGATCGGGGAGGCCGGGCCGCCGTGCGCGAACACAAGGCCCGACTCGGAGGCGGGGCGGCCGCGGCGCGGGAACCACAGGCGCCACCGCTTGTATCGGGTGGGCGGCTGGTTGTTGGCGGCCGCTGTCCATCCGACCTCGACGGCGAAGTCGAACCCGTCCTCTGCCTGGCTGAGGTCATGGATGGTCTTGTAGATCTCGGGCCGCTCGTAGCCGTAGTAGGTGGCCGAGCGGGAGATGCCGCTCCCGGCGCCGGTGAGCGCGTTGGTGTCGATGCCGATGGAACCGTACGGCTGGACGTGCGCCCACCTCAGCAGGGCCCACACCTGGTGTTTCAGGTCGTGCCAGATCCGCTGCCCGTCCGGTACGAAGTCCTGGTCTGTGACCTGCCCAGCCTCCGTGCTCAGCGTCTGCTTGATGTAGCGGTGCTGGTAGTACGAGGGGAACTCCAAGCACCCGATGTCCCGGCCGGAGCCTGCGATGGTGCGGGTCCACAGGATGCCGCCCCACACGATGACGCCGTCCCGGTCCACGTAGACCGCGGTCCGGCCGGGGACGGTCGCGGCCTCCGGGTCCAGCGGCAGGGTCTCCGCGGCGTACGGAACGTGTGCGGTCATGGCGCCGATGCCGTTGAGGACGCTGCCGTACCGCACCCCGGACAACGGCAGTTCGGCGAGCAGCGTGTCCGTTACCAGGTCGCAGAACAGGTACGTGTACGTGTGCTTCACCGACTGCTGCACGAGGTTCTGCGGCTGGGTGAACAGGCGCTCGACGGCGGTCGTCACGACGTCGCCCCCGACACCCGGTGCAGACCGAACTGGGTAAGCAGCGCCGTCGTTGCGCCGGAGTTCTGGTTCGCCGCGATCTCGACGTAGTCGCCCGCCTGGAGCACCTCATAGCCCGCGACGACGGAGGCCATGTTGCCGGTCGAGCCGCGCATCGTGTTGAACCGGGACAGGCCCGTCACGCCGTTGACGCGCACCTCCGCCCGGCCTTCGGCGGTCAGCGTTCCCGGCCACACGATCCGACCGTTGACCGCGTACGTGCCGGCCTTCGGGACGGTGATCCGGCTGGGGTTCGTCGACGACGACCACGACGTACCGCCCGACGAGGCGACCTTCGCGTTGAACGGCAGGACGAAGTAGGTGGAGGCGTGGGCGGTGAGGTTCGGCGCCCCGGTGACGAGCATCATCGGCGGGTCCGCGGTGATATCCCGTGAGGTGCCGTCCAGCTTGCCGATGCGGACCTCGTCCGTGTCCATCAAATACAGCACCTGGCCGGGGTGCGGCCGGGGCGGTGCGCTCGAGGACGTGACGGGCAGGATGCCGCCGAGGCCGATGCTGTACTGCCTCACATCGGTGATGTTCGCTGCGGCCACGCTGGTCTGCGACGGGCCGATCGCGATGTCCGCCAAGATCTGTGCGTTCGGCGGCAGCGACGGCCGCACAGCCGCACCAGCCGATGCCGCGTAGGCGCCCTGGATCACTTCGAGCCGCCACTCGGAGACGCTGCCTGCGGTCTCGGCGTCGTAGACGGACGCGACGACACAGTCCTTGCGGAACTGGCCGGCGCCGCCCGCAGGCGCGATCGTGAGGACGACGTCGGCGTCGTTGACGCACACGTACGTACCGCGGCCGCCGCTGTCATGATTGTCGATGAAGCAGATGCCGGCGGACACGAGGACGGTCATGTTCGGGGTGGCGGCCGCCCTCACCTTCAGCTGCTGGTTTTGGTAGGAGGGCCGGACGCCCTGCCGGATCCGCATCGGGGTTGCCTCGTCCACGAGGAAACCGGGGTAGGCGAGCAGGCTGGTGACGACGAGCCGGTCGTGTGCGGCCGAGTACGACCCAGCCTGCATCCACGGCGGGGGGTTGATGACAGCCATCGAAGTGGCTCCTTTCTCACAGGCTCGTGTCGCGCCAGGTGACGGTCAGAAGGGAGGGGGTGCCGGCGCCACCGGACACGGGGCCGCCGCGGTAGGCGATCTCGTTTTCGCCGGGCAGTAGCAGGGGCCATGTGGATCCGGCGCGGACCCATGAGCGGCGGGGGCTGGTGCCCTGGTAGAGGACGGCGCGGGTGCGGGTGTCGATGAGGAGGTATTCGCCGAGTTGGAGGGTGGCGTCGATGACGAGGGACTGGCCGGTCGTCACCTGCTCGATGCTCGGGTTGGAGACGGGACCGTCGATGCGGAGCACGGGGTAGGCGTCGCTGGATCCGGCGTTGAGGGCGGTGATGCGGCCGGACTCTCCCGCGCTGCCGTACGTGCGGGGGTGGACCATCGGGTACGTGCGTCCGGCGGCGGGGGCGTAGGCGGTGGTCGAGTCGCTGCGCTCGTCGAGCCCGTACAGGTACGGGTCGGCGCAGTACACCTCGATGGCGGCGGTGCCGGTGCGCCACAGGTATTCGGCGTCGTACGGGATGCTGCGGCGGCGGATCTTGCCGTAGATCAGGGTGTCCTGGTCGAGGAACGCGAGTGGGGCGGGGGATGCCTGCGGCTGGGTGGCGGCGCGCAGTGCGAGGACCAGCTCCCGTAGCTGGTCCGGGCTGTCTCCGATCAGCGACAGGCCGAGCTGAATCGTCCTGGCGCCCGTGAAGTCGGGGCCGGTGTAGTCGCCGTGCTGGCCGGGCCGTTCGACGTCCTCGGCGCGGACGTCGGGCATGTCGTCGAGACCGACGATCGTGGTGACGTGGTACTGGGATCCGGGCCCGAAGAGGAGGCCGTCCCACTGGATCCGGCCCAACTTGCCGTTAGCCACTGGTGCCTCCCACGAGTGCGCTCCAGGACATGGCGCGCAGGATGCCGTCCGGCGACGCGTCGGCCCCGTAAAGGTTGAAGGTGTGCCCGGCTGCTGCGGCCGGAGCAGCGGCCGGCAGCAGCCCGGGACCGGCCAGGCTCAGTGCCCCGCCGGTGATGCCGGGGATGGCAAGCATGCCGGGCAGGCTGCGGGTGATGTCGGCGAGACGGGAGCGGAGTTGCCCGGTGGTGGCGTCGATACCGGCAATGAGGCCCTCCATCAGCAGGCGGCCGTTGGGGGTGAGGAGGGTGGCGTCCTTTTCGGCGGGGCCCTTCCAGTCGGGGATCATGTTCGTGACGCTGTTGAGGAGGCTGCGGAGTTCTCCGATGCGGGCCCGGACACCGGCGATGAGTCCGCCGATGACGCGCCAGCCCGCGTCCCACAGGATGCTGCCGAGGTCGCCGACGGCGGCGCGAATGGCTCCGGGGATTTCCCAGAAAATGTTGATCACTTCGCCCATTGAGCTGGCGATTCCTTGGGCGAACCTGCCTACGGATCCGATGAAGTCCCAGAGTTTCCCGGCCGAGGTGCGCATGACGCTGGCCACCGCTGAGCGGAACTGCTCGAATTTCGCGGCTATTGCGCCGATCTTCGCTGACGCCTCACGGGACGCGGAGGCGAGTGCCTTGACGAAATCGGAGTTGAGTACCTGCGCTGCCTTCTTTACGAGGGGGATGACAAGGTTTGACAGCACCCAGTGAACGATGCCGAGTACGAACGTCAGGGCCTGGATGGCGCCCTTCACGACCTCGATTGCGAAAGGCAGTTGCTCACGGAAGATGATCGCGAGGTCTTTCAGGATCGGGCCGAGCTCCTGAAGGAGCGGCTTCAATTCCGGGCCGATTTCGTTGATGAAGTCCCGCAGCGGCGGGCCGATTTCCTCGATCACGGGGGCGAGCTGGGCGAACGCTTCCTTCAGCAGCGGGAGGACGTTTTTCACCAGGTCGTCCGCCGTCTGGACGATTTCACGGAGGATTGATTGGAATTCCTCCGACGCGGTCAGGCGTTCGAACGCTGCGGACAATTCCTCCAGGATGAAGAACAGGGAGCCTGCTTCTTCGGTAACTCCGCCGATGATGCTCTTGAGGCCGCCGAAAATGTTGCGGACGATGCGGCCCATCTGCTCGAACAATTCGAGCGCGCCGTCAATGGAGCCCTCCAGCTCACCCGACTCGAACGACTGCGTCAGGGACTCGAGGATCCTGACGGACACCTCGTCCGCCTTTTTCGCGATCCGCTCCAGCGACGGGCCGGACGCTGCGGCCAGCAGACCGAGCGACGTGGTGATCCGGCCGGGCACCTGCTCCATGGATTCCAGGGAGGTGGTGGCCGAGTCGAGGGCCTGCCCAAAGATGCCCCGGTCGCTGAGGTCACGGGCAGATTCGGCCACGCCCTTGGCCATCGCGTTCAGGCTGTCGCCGGTGTTGAGGAGAGCCGTTTTCAGGGCAGGCAGTACCGACTTGGCGGTCCGCGTCAGCTCGGTGCTGAAGTCGGCGAACACCCGGTCCTGCACCTGCCGGCGGAACTCGTCCAGCTCCGGGGCCATCTCGCGCAGGACGTCAGTGAACTTCCTGGCCTCCGGCGACAGTTTCTTGATCGCCTCGGCGTAGGCCTCCGCGCCCTCCGGATCCAGCGCCGCAGCGATCGCATCCTCGACGCCGACCATCGCCAGTTTCAGGGTATTCGTGGCCAGTTGGAGAGCGAGCATCGCGGACACGCCCACCGCAGCGGCGGGCGCGATGTTCGACAGCGACGCGACCAGAGCGGCCACCAGCGGCAGCAGCGCGCCGGCCGCCACGCCCGCAGCGGCGAACGGGGCCGCCAGCCCCGCAAGCTTGGGGATGATGCTGACGACTCGGCCGAGCGCATCATGGACGCGTCGCATGCCCCGCTCGGCGTCGTCCGTGTCGGCATCGACGTCGATGTCGATGTCCGTGTCGTCGACCTGCCGGGCCGCCTGCCGTAGCTGCGCCAGCTGCCGCAGCGCGCCCCTGGTGGTGGCCTGCACATGGATGTTCGGGTGCGTCGCCGACAGCCGCTCCAAGTGCGGCTCCAGCCGCTCCAGCTCCCGCAGCGCGTCGGCGATGGAGATGTCCACGCCGATCCGCTGGTTCGCCAGGTCGTCGAGTTCGCCCCGGACGCGGGCCAGGTCCCGGTCCAGGTCGGATGTGTTCCCGTCGATCTGGACGTCGGGCAGGTTGGAGACGGCGTCCCGCAGTTCGCGCTGGATCCCGGACCCGAGCGCGGCGCCCATGCTCGAGCCCTGGCGCGCGGCGTCAGCAATCGCGCCGTTGGTGTTGGCGAGGTTGACCTGCAAGTGGCTGACCAAGTTCGGCAGGTTGATGTCGTCTGCCACTGTGGATCACCTCCTTCCTGGGCTACTGCATGCGGGCCATGGCGAGCAGGCCGGGGCCGCTGGCCGCGGCGGGGGTGGCGTGCTGGCCCGGCGTGTGGGCGGCCTGGTGCTGCTCGGCGAGCGTCAATAGCTGCGCCTGCGTCATGTCCCAGAAGTCGCCGGGCGGAATGTGGAGGGCACCGACGGCGAGGTAGTAGAGCTCATCCCAGGGGTAAGGCCCGGTGTCACCTCGGTGATTGCCGGGCCTTTTCCCCGGTGCTCCAGCGCCTTCGACAGCGCGGCCGAGAAAGCCGCCACGTAGTCGCTGAGCTGGCCCGGGTCGAGGAGGTCAGCCAGGTCGACGCCGTCGGTGCGGCGCCGGAACACGATGTCCCCTGAGATCTTCCGGTCGCCCTTGGCGTCCTGGTGCTCGCGGATGTGCGGCTCGAACCCGCCGGGGCCGACACTGCCGGCGCCGAGGATCTGGAGCAGGGGGCCGAAAGCGGCGCCCTTGCCGGTGGCGTCGATGGCCTTCTGTACGGCGGCGATGGAGCCGAATCGGGCCTCCAGTAGGGCGAGGGCGCGGAAGCTGTAGCGGAGTTGGACGGTGGTGCCGTCGGTGAGGGCGACGGTGCCGCCGTCGGCGAGGAGGTCAAGGCCGGTGGTCATGGTGGTGTGTCCCTACGTGAGTGCCGGGTTTCGGCCTGCGAATGAGGGGGCCGGGCAGGCGGTGAGGTGAAGGGCACCGCCCGCCCGGGGCTTACGCGATGGCGGTTGCGGTCTCGTTGATCGGGATGCTGATCCAGCGTCCGGTGGACTGGAGCGGGTCGGCGTCGGCCGAGAAGCTCGCGATCCTGTAGTCCTCCTCGGCGAACCCAAGGTCGGGGAACGTCGACAGCGTCAGCTTGTGGAGGATGACGTGGAGGTCGCCGCCGATGATGTCGATCCCGTTCGGCGGAGTGACCCCTTCGAGCTTGAACGGCGGGAAGTTGGCGTCGTCGCCGTGCAGGTCCCACCGGGTGATCTGCGACGGGGTCGTGCCCGAGTCGGTGATCTCGCCGCCGAGGATCGTGGCCAGGACGTCCAGCGACAGCTTGGCGTGCGTGACGGCCACCGTGACGCTGGAGATGGCGGAGTTCGTGGCGAGCTGCACGTTGTCGCCGCGCAGCTTCTTGACCTCGATCTCTCCTGAAATCTCGAACGACTTGATACCGGGCACGTCGATCGGCGTGCCATAGGTCGGGGTGCCGCCGGCCGGGTCGGCGGTCAGTGCGGAGATCTTCGCGTCCTGGATTCCGTAGACGCGGGTGAATCGCTGGAGCGGCATGGCTCATTCCTTCCTGGTGCCGGGGTTCGGCCCGGACGGGCGGTCAGGCTGCGTGTCCATGGCGGACAGGCCGTCCTGGTCGGGCGGGAGCGGGTCCTCGACGGGCTCCGGGACGATGAGCTCCGACTCGGGGATCAGCGACGCAAGGTGCTCGTCGGGCGTCCCCGCTCCCTGCGGGGGGAGGGTGGAGTCGACCAGCCACCACGTGACCCCGGGGCGTCCCGGCCGTTCGTAGATGACGACCGCGCCGTCGGTGACGCCACCCGGTGCGGGGCAGCGGAGGACGGTGGCGTCAGCGGCCGGCGGCCAGTGAGAGCCCAAGTTCTGGATGGCCTGGTCGCGTTCGCCCTGGACGTAGACGACGTCGGTCATGCGGGGAGCACCTCCGTGCGGAGCATCTGCCGGTGGATCTGGACGGTGATGGAGTGCCGGACCCGGTTGTCCGCGATGGGGAACCGGTCCAGGTCGGTGACGCGGACGGCGGTGACCTTCGCCGGGTGAGCGGGAAGGGGGTGGCCGTGGAGGGCGTGCGCGATGGCTTCTGCGAGGCCGTACCGCTCGACGGTCTTGGTGGTGGCTGCGCCAGTCTTGACGCGGGCGTGCTGGACGAGGTCGACCGTGCACGTCTCGACGATGTTGAGCTCGGCGGCGGGGTCACCGAAGTCGCCGTTGGCCTGGGTGTCGAGGCCGGTGGACAGGGCTTCGGTGACGACGATGTACGGGCAGTCCTGTCCCGGGCGGGGGCCGTCACGAAAGACGGGCACGCCGAACGCCAGGGATTCCAGGCGGGCCTTGATGGCGCCGGACGTCGTGGCGGCCATCAGCGGCCGCCCCGGATCCGAGCCATGTTCGCCTTGAAGAAGATCTCCGCCATCTCCACGGCCGGCCGCATGAAGGGCTGCGCCCGCGTGCCAGGGTGGTCGACGTACGCGACGGGGTGCCGGGCGCCGGGCCAGTACAGGGCCTTCTTGTTGCGCGGGTAGATGCGGTGTGGGGCGGTGCCGTACTCGACGGCGGCCGCGTAGTTGACGTTCGTGCCCACGACGTAGCCGACCTTCCGGCCGGAGTTCTCCGCGCGGGACACGATCGAGGACCGCAGCCGGCCGGTGTCCACCGGCGCACGGCGCCGTGCTTCGTTCTGCACCTGGATGCGGGTCTGCTCCACTGCGCGCTTGACGTCGTCGGACATGCCGCCGAGTGCGCGCCGTAGACCCCGTTCGTAGGCGCGGGTGTTGATCGTCTGTGCTGCCTCGGCGCCGAGCCGGACCTGGCCGCTGGATCGGACGCGCGCCATCACACACCTCCGAAGGTGGGGATGGCGCGGTTGATGTAGGTGACGAGGAGGGCGTCTGCCTGCGTCGAGCCGGTCGACGACGACGGGGCGTCGGGCGTCGTCTCCTCGTCGTCGTCGGTGATGCGGACGTTGTTGCCCTCGTCGTCCACGTCCAGACCCGGGTCCTGCGCGCTGTCGGCGTCGGACGGGCGGGCCTGTGCTTCGATGTGTGCGGCGAGCAGGGCGCACGCCTTGGCCACCAGATCGGGCACCGTGGCGTAGCCGAACTCGCCCTCCACCTTTGCCTGCTCGAGTCCCCACCGCTCGAACAGGCCACGCCAGCCACCGGAGTAGCTTTCGGCCCCGGCGATCAGATCGTCGTAGCCGCCCCACCGCAGATGCACAGCGTCGATCTGCCCAAGCACGTCAGACGACGTCACCCGCCACGCCGACGACGGCAGCGACGACGCCGACCCATCGGAGACGACGGGCGTCACGGCGGTGACCGTGCGGACGCGGCGGGGAAGGATGACCAGTCCGTCCGCCGCCACGTCCGCGACCACCATCAGCGAAGTGGGCTCGAAGAGTTGCTGCGTGTAGCGCGTAATCCGCTCCGTGGCAGCAGCGATCCACGCGCTTACCTCGGCGTCAGTGCCGGTGCAGCCCGCTTCCCTCGCCTCTGCCACGGTGCAGTACGCCATGGGTCAGGCCTCGCCGTCCTGCTCGGCCTCGGCGGCGTCGAGCTCGCGCTTGACGCCCTCGGTGATGAGTCCGCCCTTGGCGACGACCTGGCGGGCGAAGCCGCCCGGGTGCTTGTTCACGATGGGGCCGACCGGGGTGGACATGCCCTCGCCGCCGAGCGCCCGG